GACCTGAGTGACAGATGGTTTTTTGGTAAATACCTTGTTCCCAAAGAGAATTTGCTACGATGATTTCTTTAACCGTAGGAAGTATCACATTCTTAATTCTGTAGTCCTTCAACTCTTCATCAAGGATCTTTTGACCACTTGCACCATCCACTACAATCTGAGCTACATCAGCTTGTCGCAGAAAAGCTACCATCCACTCATTTCCATTACGAACGGATTGACAATCGACGGTTTCAACGAAGAAACGACCATCTTTGGTACGAGCAGCAATACTCATCGCTACATTCGTTCCATCTTGTCCGTACTTAATGCCAACAGATAACTTCCCAGTTAACTCTGGGACATCATCCACCTTGAGTTCATTCCACTCAGTTTCGGAAATAGCAGATTTCTGATTGTATGTTGGCCAGAATCCCAAACGCTGGATATTATGGTCCAACTTATCTTCACCAAGCTCTGCTTCAATCTTACGCTCATTTAAGTGGTACCCCATAGATGGATTTGAATTGTACCAGGCTTCCACATCGTCAATTTCCTTTTCATCAGAAACCGACCATTCAGCCCAGCCAGAATACTTTCCTTTCCCAAAAAGACAAGTCTCACGATATTTAGTAAAGACGGTTCCGCTTGATACAGGTGTTGGAGGTGTTCCACACATAATTGTGATAGGGTTCTCACTATCCGTAACTGTATATTTCAAGGCAGATTCCTGTTCGGTCGTGTACTCCTGGGCCTCGTCAATGATCAGCATATCAAATCCTTCACCAAGACCACCATTTGATGTTCTGGTACGGAATTGGATAACACCACCTGTTGAATATAGCTCAATTCTTTCTTGTCCCTTAGCTCGAATGGAGTTGAAATCCTCACCATCCACATACCCCATTTTCTCAAGGTATCGTTTAACCTTTTCAAAAGAGGCATGAGAGGTAGAAATTCTGTGGGCAGTATGTAGGATATTTAATCCTTCATGTAGCCCCCAAATTTCACCAATATATAGGATTTCAGATTTCCCATTACGACGAGGAATAGAGTAACCAAACTTCTGATGCACCCAAAGACCATTTTTATCAACAGCCATCAAAGGCAACAAAAGATTCTTCTGCCAAGCATAGCAAGAAAGACCAGTCCGTTCGTAAAATTCAATCGCTTCCTTAGCTTTTGAATTTTTCTTGACGTATTTTAAAATCACCGATTGAGTAGGATTCTGATTGCCAAGTTTCTTCTTCCTCGCCATTCCACTTTCCTTTCAATCGTCATCGCATGATAACCCTGTCGCTGGGAGATATCGGATCACCTCCTAATCTAAACCACAATAAAAGCACCTTGACCACTGTCAACGTGCTTATTTAATAATTTCAACTTCTTTGATTTCGTTCTCAAAGAGTTTTGTCCATCGTGTTCCTGACTTAACGGACAACCCATCAAATTCTTCATCATAGTCATCCTTGTCCTCATAAAGACAAACACCTTCAAATGTTTGGTCGTCAATATCGGTGATTCTGACAACCTTGTTATTAAATTTCTTAAGTTCCATCAGTCTCCCCTTTCGTAGTATGTCGGTATCAAGTGTGCGCCAGTTTTGCCATACTTAATTGTCATAGCATTTACTGGTTTACCAGTATATACATCAATTCCTAACGGTCTATCTTCAAACAAATCAACCTTTTCATTACTGGTTCGAGCACCTTTTCTACTTGTTTCTAAAAATCCAGTCATCTTGTACTTATCGTACAAATCATTAACATCCACATGATCATAAAAATAGCTTTTTCCAGTTAATGATGTTGATTGAATATGCCTAGCTTGTTTTTCTGGATTGATTTTATCGAGCCAAGTTCCATTATTGAACTTTTCCTGGATATAAACTACATCTTTTAATCGTTCATATCCCTCACCATCATTATACTTCAAATCCTGAAACTTTGCTAGTGAAATAGGAGCATTTTGAACTCCTAAAACATCAACTATTTTCTTGTACTCCTTGATGTCTGCTTTTCGATTATTATCACGCACATCAATATTTATTCTCTTACGATTTTCTAATTCATCGGAACTCTCGTTTCTGATTTTTTTAGTCCAAGAATTTTGAACCTTACCATTTTTAGGATGATAATCAATTACACAAGTACAATGCTGATGCCTTCTGTAGAAATTATTTGGTTCTTCACCGTATATGTAATTTCCTACCAAACTATCACACCATTTGCAACAACGTCCAGTAGAGTGTCTACTGATCGTCGGTACCAAGCCCATTTTAGCATGAAACTCTGCATTCTCTCGAATGCTATCATCGATAATGGACTGTGTGAAGTTCACAATAGGTTCACCCAGCAACCAACTTACATCCTCAAAATTCTCCTCAGACGAAAAGCGATTGACTATGCCAGCTATTCGATCTAGATTTAATTCAGGAACTTGAACTTTCAGACCGATTTTTGCTTTATCGTTCAAATTCTTTTGAACATCACTAGCATAACCACTCACAAGCTCGTGATTTCGTCCTAGCACATCCGCCAGCAAACGTTGAGCAATATTGTAATACATTTTACCGTCTGGTAATTTATCAGCACTCAGAGACGTTCTTAGAGCCTTAGAGAGAATATCACCAATTTCAATCGCAAACTCATTTGCTGTTTTGTAAGTGGCTTTTTTTGCCTTCAATGTAGCAAAAGCATTTCTGACAATCTCACTCTTACCGAAATCTCTCTCAAACCTCTCCTGAACTTCTTGTAAGATACCAGGTAAAACATCATTCTCCATTTGAAACATCCTCGCTTACCACTGGTTTAGCAGACATATCGCCAGCGATACCAGTAAGGTCGCGAATTGTCTCTGCATTGATGTATCCAGGCAATGCCTGATTCAATTTCACAACACCATCACCGATCATGGTCATCATATTAGCGTCTGCTTCAAACAATGGTTCCCATTTTACTGTAGTTCTTACAAATTGGCTTCTAGCATAACGAAACTCATCACGCAAACAAGCAGCTACATAAGCTACATTTAGGAAACCAGCACCTAATGACCGCTGAGCCTTACGACCTGCAAGACGTAAGTTTTCATGGCTCGCTTTAATGGCCTCAACTGATGATGGATTATCTGATACGAAGCCAAGATCATCCAATGTCAAGCCCATTTCCCCAGCAAATCCAGCTGCTGCTGTTCTTAGCTGTTCTGTAAACGGAGACATGCTTGCTGTAGTAAATTGTCCTATACTTGGTTTTTCGCCATTGTCACTAGCTGAAATAGTTAACAAGCTCGAAACAGTTGCCTTCCACTTCTCTAACGGTTCAGCATCTGGATCTAGTCCGATAATGTATTTCTGTGGCCAAGAATAGAACTCAGCAGTAATATCCGCCCGTTCTAGAGTTCGTTTAGCGTATTTTTGATAATACATTCCCGCTCTAGTAATTCGTGAGCGCCCAAAAGGACGAACCGCATCTGGACGATGAATAACAGGAACAAGCAACGGAATACCAGTTTCATTTACAACTGAATATGGAGTGCCATTTCTAGGAATAAAATGGGTTGCATTTGGTTCAAAATATGCTTCCAGTGTTGGTTGATTATAATCATCACGAGCTAAAACCGCATATCCTTCTATAAGCAGTCCTGTTATAGGATCAATAACTCCAGTTGCATTGCTAGCTTCAATAACCTGTAATCTCACCTCATCATCTTCACCTTTAGAAATGTAGATGAAACTGCAAGAACCTATTAATGCTGCCAAAATTGCACTATCAAAGAAAATATCAGGATTATTGCTATTAAAGATTTCCATAACTCCAAAGTCATCATTAGCAAATTCTCTGAAAATCAAACGATCTGCAAGACTATCAACACCTTTAGTTGCCCATCCAAGTACGGACTTATATTTAACTCGAATATGTGCAGGAATTGTGATTCCTAATGGCAATTCATGATGCTGCATCGCATAATGTTTATATCTCAGATTAACTCTCCCCTGATAGAGAGTCAACTTTCTCCTGAGATAGTCAATTCCTCTTAATTCCAAACCGTTCTCCTTTCTTGTGATGATTTGGCGCGAGAAAAAATGTACAGTGACGGTGTGAAGGCCTTGAGCGCCTAGTGGGAGGGGGTAACCCCCCTATCTTCACTAGGACTTCCTTTACACTTTTAGTATTTTTTTCCCAAAAAACAATAAATTTATTTTTTTACTTTTTATTAATTATTTTTTTCTATTGATCAAGCTCTGTACTTGGTCCAGTCCCTGGACTGTGGTAGGTTACGATTACCTACTACCTTACTATCGTTCGAACGACTATCTGCATATAGCTTGTCAGACTTCTGTCTATTGCATTGCCAGTGGGCTAACTGAAGGTTCTGAATATCTGATGGATGACCATTTCTATTGATTGGAATAATATGGTCAATTACAGGCGATAGGGGGTGTGGGTACTTCAGGGACTTATCAACAGGTAGGCCACAAATACCACAAGTATTACTTGTTTTTAGAATTATCTTCTTATTCTTTTCAAATGCGACTCGATGCGGTCCACTACGGTCTGCTCGTTCCTGGGGGGTATTCATATTATAGGACCTTTCTTTTTAGATAAAAGGTGGGTATTTTAGCACCCTGGGGTATGTTTTTATTAGGGGGTATTTTTACCTCTTCAACACCCTTGTATATTTAACATATCTTATATTCTGTTAAATAAAAACAAACTTATTCTAAATCAGTTCTAGCAAGTGCTTGCATCTATTTTTATTATCACCAATTTACTTTTTCTTATTGTGTTAAATAAACAGGTGATTAATATCTAAATTTCATCATCGAATCATCCAGTTCATCTTGATTAATCCCTATATATTTCAATGTGATATCTGGTGAAGAATGGTTGAATAATTCCATCAAAATTGCTACATTTTGATATCTTCTATAGTGATGATATCCAAATGACTTTCTCATAGAATGTGTTCCTATATTTTTAAGACCAACATGTTCAGCAGCTTGTTTTAAGATTTGGTATGCTGCTACTCTACCGATATGAGCAATTCTAACTCCATCAGTTCTCACTTTCTTTTTGCTAGGAAAAAGATAATCATAACCATGTAAGTCATTCTCTTTAATGTAGTGATTTAAAGCCTTTCTTAGTTCTGGATTGATTGCAAATCGCTTAGCTTTCCTAGTCTTCTTCTCGATAACTTCTATTCTATCACCTGTTACTTGTTTGACCTGAAGAGGTATTATATCGCTGATGCGCATTCCAGAGTACAGTCCACACATAATCAGAACGTAGTTTCGTTCACTCTTTGACTTTAAAAAATCTTTCATTCTCTCAATGTCATCAAGTTCACGAATGGGTTCTACTTTCTTCATGGTATCACCTCCAAACTACAAGAAAAGGCAGGTTGTGCCTGCCTTTATAATTATTTCATAATATAATTTTAGCACATTAAATCGTATATTTACTCCGAACTTACTCCAAATTTACTCCAAAAAAACTCCAAGAAAACTCCATTTTTTATTCTAAGATTTCAATCTGTTCTCCATTTCGGTAAAGCTCAGCAAATGCCATTAAAGCCTTATCTAAGATATCGTAATAAGAACTTTCTGAGATAGCTAAATCCATTGAGATTGTTTCGTCTTTCTTACAGTCCCACTGAAGATATTTCTCGTAAAGGATTCTACGATAGAGTGGATCATGTAATCCACTTACTGCTTGTTCAATTGCATCCAATTCAAGCTCTGCATCAACTTTTCGGATCGCTAATTTTTCAACCTGGCTATTTCTACCGAATGATTGAGATCGTGGCATAAATGAGTATGTAGTTGTTACTCTTTGACCTTCTTTATCATTTGCAACCCTTCTCCATCTCAGATACCCTTTTAGAATCTTCTTGGCATTCTCTTTCGTTTTTGATTCGTTTACTTCAGGGAAAAAAGGCATTGTTCACCTCCAATCTTACTCAGTCCCATTTTGTTGACTTAAAAGATCCTCAAGTTCTTTTTTCATCCGTTTTAATTTCTTTTTCAGATATTCTCTATGAGCGGTTCGTGATTGAGCCATCAATCTTTCACATGGTTGAGAATATTCTTCAATTTGTTGCTCGATTAATTTGATAGAATGTCTTTTGCTCTCGACTAACTTATCTATAAATTCACTCATTCGAAGACCTCATCAATCTCTCTAACAACTTCATTGTGCCTAAATGGTTCGTAAGCCACTCTTCCAAATCCGTGTTCATCAACACCATCTGGATTATCTGTCGCATATTTTAGAAAGAGTGGCATCTTGCATTCATGGCAAATCCATTTTTTAGCAGCTGATCTAATATGTCCAACTGTGCAATTCCCACAAAATGGGCACTGTACATCCACTTTTATATTATTCATACTTCATTCTCCTGAATATTAGAATGGTAAATCATCATCAGATATATCCATAGGGTTAGTTTTTTCAAAACTTGGTGGGATTTGATTTTCCATACTTGCATTGTTTGCAGCATTATCCTTTTTTTCAAGGATTTGAAAACTTTCAGCTACAACTTCAGTCACATAGACACGTTGTCCTTGCTGGTTATCGTAGCTACGAGTCTGAATACGACCTGTAATCCCTACAAGAGCACCCTTTTTAAGCCAATTTGCAAAGTTTTCAGCTTGCTGGCGCCACATGATGCAACTAATAAAATCAGCTTCATAATCACCTGCTTGATTCTTAAAATTGCGATTCACTGCCAAACTGAAAGTTGCAACAGCCACATTTGAAGGTGTGTATCGCAACTCAGGGTCACGAGTCAAGCGACCTACTAACACAACATTATTGATCATTATTCAACTCCTTTTATGCTTCCTCAATCTCAATACCTGGGCAATCAAACACCCAGCAAAAGCCTGCATCTTCGAGTTCTTTCTTAGTATGGTAAGCTTTTAAATCCGTATAATTTATTTTGTTACTCATATACCAAGTATCTTCATTGATATTATGTTTTAATACCTTAAAATTACTCACAATCCCCTTTATCTTCACCAAATACCGCTTTTCCTCCACCTCGTAGCCGTCAAGCCACGCTCGAGCGAAGATTTCCATGTTGTCATCTTCCTCGAACCATTCGTCAATTTTTTTGTTTTTATGACTTCTGATTTCAATCATCGCACCAAGCAAATGATAATCATCATCTTCCTTTTGTTCGATGTATTCAGCAATAACCTGCGGTATTTTGACTTTCTGTGGTTCGTCTAGTTCAGAAATAAATTCTATTACCGCATCTATTTTGACATATTCGTTTTTATTCCCGAAAATATTTTTTAAACATTCTATCCGTTCAATCAATTCCTTTTTATTCATCTTCCACCTCCAAAAGTTCTTGGTTTTCGTAGATGTTGCCTATGATTTCGAACGGGTACGAATTATCTTCTAGCAGTTCTGCTAGCGCTTCTTTTTCGTTGTATTGTTTTGACTCAAACATAAACAAAGCGTGTTCCTCATCCCAAAAAACATTTACATTTAAAGTTCCATCATCTGTTTCAACTGCTAGTATATCTCCCTCAAAGATTTCCTCTTCGTTTTCATCTGTAAGTCCTGTTGATTGCATGATAACTAAATTGTCAACAAAAACATAATCTGGAGTATCTGTAACAAAACCTTGTTCAACTATTACAACCTCTCCGCTTTCTGTTATTGCAAAAGTATCTTTAAACATCTCTTTTTTTGTGGTATCCCACGCTCTAAATCTTGGTATCATCTGGTAAATCCTCCTCTTTGATAAATACTCCGTCAATCATTTTCCCTTTGCGGTCTTTAATGGCATCATACGCAATCTGCAAACAACTTTCTGCATTAGTTCCATTAAAGAATGAAACAGAATTAATTACGCTATCAAGAAACATGATATCTGACTTAATTAAAGGGGTTTGCGTTTCGTTATGACAAACATGTGAGTACAATTTTTGAGAAATATTGCCAAGGCTTGAAACCATCAACAACAATTCAAGTTCCTGTTGGTTAGCGGAGATTTGGGCACCATTATTAATCTGCTGTTCAAGTCCAATCAATACTACCTGGATATCGCCCAACGCATCATAAATCAATTCAGATTTATCCTTTGCGATACCTTCAAACAATTCACCTGATTCTTCCATCAGCTTCAGGAATTGCTTTACAGGATTTGCTTCATGTAGATTTCTATCTACAAACCATTGCTGGACTTTTTGTTCTAAATCTTTGTAATTCATATTTTTACCTCTTCTCCAATTTTTACTTTTTCAAATTTTTCTTCACTAACCACAAACACGTTACCTTTAACCGTGATAGTGAAAAGATTTCCGATTTTTCGTTTTTCCGTAACCTTGCCAGTAATCTGAGCCTTACTATCAGCATGATAAATAAGCAAGGGTTTCTGTGCTTCACGTTGCATGAATAACAAGCACGTAGCGATAAGCGACCAAGCAAGCAAGAAGCGAATTAGTGTGTCTTTCATTTTTTGACCTTCCTTTTCGGGTTGCTGCGCTTAAAAATCGGATTCTTCTTTTCTTTTTTTCTCTGCTTGTGATATTCATTATCTTTATTAAAGATAATATCTTCATCTTCAATAAGTTCTATAATGAATTGGTCGTCTGGAATCATTCTTTTACCTCCTCAATCTACGCTTCTTTCAAATATTGCTCAAACACATCTTCGTCAAGAACTCCATTCTCAATTAAATTATCAACAGCAATTTCAATTTTAATCAAACGATTTAATTCTTTATTTGGCAATGTCGCCATGATAATTTCTTCCATCACTCCACCTCCATGCTCTTAATTTCTCTAGTGAGTCTATTTTTTAAAACATGACTTGTAAAATAAATACCGTCTTCATATGTATAATATTCAGTGGTTTCTTCTACCCACTGACTTCGTGTGTATGGGTATCTGTTTGGTCGTGTCATCACTCTACCTCTTCCTTCGCATACTGCAACCATACAAGAGTTTCATATAAATCCCTTGCATGGTTCTTGATATTTCCTAGCTCATAGCTGTCTAGCTTATCTGAGTTTGTTATGATATCAATTTTTAAATTTTCAATAGCTAGAATAAAATCTTTTTTCAGTTGGTTCATTCTTCCATCTCCAAAAGTTCAGGATTTTCGTAGATGTTGCCTTGAATGTAAATATCACAATTTTCATTACAGTCAAATAGATTATCCCAGACTTCTTTTTCTGTGCATATATCTAACAACTTAAACATACCTTTATCAAAGACAATCTTCGCTCTTCCACTGTCTTCAAATCCGTCCCAATATGTCCAAAGGATAATATCTCCTTCAAAAACCACATCTCCAAGATTATCCTCGAATCCTGTTGATTGCATGAGGTTAATGTCATTATTTACTATCCATTCGCCAGCAACTGAATCCTCATCAATAATCCAGATATTGCCATCACCGACCATCACTTCGTCTGGTTGGTACATACGACTTAACGAGCCACTGTCATACGCTCTAAATTTTGGTATCATTCTTCTACCTCCTCAATCTCAATACCTTCGCAATCAAACACCCAACCGAAGTCGTCATCTTCTAATTGTTTACGGGTGTGCTTGGTTCTGCACCCACAGATTTCAGCTTTTGATTCCAAAAAATATTCTTTGGATAATAAACCTTTATTAAGATAGCAACCATATTCATTAACATTTTTCACTTTTACCAAATACCGCTTTTCTTTCTCGACCTCGTAGCCGAACTGGTGCATGTTGACGAGGGTTTGAAATGGTTTTGTGCCAGCGGTTAGAAACCACCTTTCAAACTCATTAAGTTTAGCGCTGTCAAAAGCCGATGGAATGTTATAGGCACATCGATACAAATTAGCTTCAAAAACATCCTTATTCTCTTCATACCAATCCGCCACAAACTGCGGTACTTTCACTTTTTCGGGTTCGTCTAGTTGTTCCAAGTCTTGTAGAAAAATTTGACGGGCTGTTTCTGCTCCTGGAGCATCCCATACACCTTCAAGTCTTTTGTACTTCTTTATCAATTCCTGTTTATTCATTCTTCAACCTTTCTAAAAGTAATCTTTCCTTTTATTTTTTAAGTCATTGAATACCATCAGATGCTCATTGTCTACACCTTTCATAAGGCGACTCATAAAGGGCCGACCATATCGCTTCTGGATTTCCTGTGCAGTCAGATTAGTCGTGATAATAGTATTTGCTCTTTTATTGAGAATGTTGTAAAGAATGCTGAAGGACCATTCACTGTCCTTCTCCATCCCAAGATCATCCAACACCAAGAATTTTGAGCTGGCAATCTTATTTACCAGGAACTCTTCCTGACTAAAATCAGCTTTAATCTTCATCAGAAGATCAGTAACATTGATGAAGATAGCAATTTCTTTTGTAATCGCTGATAGTTCCTTCATAATCGCAAATGCAAGATGGCTCTTACCTGTTCCAGCTTCACCTTGAAAAATAACATTATTTCTGGCACCTTCTGCCCACTCTTTACAGATTTTTTTGGCAAATTCTAACTTTTCAGCTTCTTTTTCTGTTGGTGTGTCAAAATTCTCAAGAGTAGCATTCTTCAGCACATCATCATATAAAGAGAATTTTTCAAGATAGAACTTTCGTTCTCTCTCGTATTCTGCATCAGCAAGCTCATTGACTCTTAATTGATTCTCTGCATGAATCCGTTCCGATTCGCATAAGCGACAGAGAACATCATTTGTACGAATAATCTTAATAAAGGGAATTTTGTGTGTGTCACAAATTTCATTTTGTTCTTCAGTATTCCTGTGATAAGAGAGCGCCATTTCTTCTAGTGCATTAGTTACCATGACATCCTACCTCCACAAGATTTCCAGCTTGCCATATCTGACAAGCAAGCTATCACGGTCTCTTTTGATTGTTTTTTCAAAAGAGATTTTTTTCTGATCACTGATTGGGTAGAAATTTTCTTCAAATTGTTGGATTAATTCTAGAACCCCCATTCATCCTTCACCTCTTGTTCATCTTTCTTCTCTTTACGCTGCTTCTCAGATTGTCGAACTTGTTCAACTGTCGTAACTTGGTTCTGCTGCCAATTTCTCAGAATCCCACCTATGTATTTAACATTTGGTTTTCCTAAATTGACAGCGGTTCTCAAAGCTTCTTTGACCAGTTCAGAGTCATTTTCGTTCAATAGATGATTGATTTCTTCAATTTCGAAACCTGATAGCAATCTGTGAAACTCAGACTGAAATAATTCTAAGATATTTTCACTATTACTAGTAGTAGTTATATTCTTATCTTTATCTATTCTATTCTTATTCTTATCTCCTTCTTCTTCTAGTGCGTTACCTTGCGTTACTGTAACGTTACATGTAACGTTACCTAGAGCGAGATTTTTTTGCTTTTCACGATGTCTTGCAACACGATTGCGTGTTTGCTCCTTGATTTTCTCCATCCCATCAATATTTTGATGCTTTTCCCAATTTGGCAGCGTGATAACACCATCGATAATTTCAACCATTCCAAATTGCTCAAATATTCCTAAAGCCATTCTTACAGTATTTAGTGGCCTTCTAAAAATAGTTGCAAGCATTTCATCGGTATAATGAACTTTATCTGACATCATTAGCAGTCCATTTCGATTATGTTTGCCAGCTAATGCCAAGATTTTGAACCAAATAACTAAAATTGCATCATGATCTGGTAAGGCATCGATCAGACAGATTTTTTCATCGTCAAAAATATCAGTAGTAATCTTAATCCATTTGATTTCAGACATATAGACTTCCTCTTCTACCTTTATCTTGATAGCCATTTCCTACGGTTTGCTCGATAGTCTTTCTTCATATCTTCATAAATTTTTTGACTTTCTAATTCCATTATCTTCAATCTAAGTAACTTATTTTTATTTGAAAGTTTCTGATAGTCTTTTGCCAGTTTTTCATAATCATTAAGGTATTCTTTGATTAGAGTTAAATTTTCAAGGTTGTAGCTATAAAATATTGCGTCGTGTCTTGATTGTTGTCGTTCTTTATCTTTGAGAAGTTCATTGTAAATTTGGATTGTATTTTCAACCCATTTGATTGCTCCATTAAAATCTATTTCCATTATTTTTCCTTCTTAGTAATTTTTCTAGTTAATTTTGTGATACCTACTCCTAACTTGGTCAATTCTGGATCCGTGCTAAAGTAATTATTCTGATTCATTCTTGCAAGTTCCTCATTCGATAAAAGAATAAGATTCGAGATATCATAATTGCTCTTATTTCCATCTAGGAAGCAAACTGAATGACCTTCTGGTATTGGCCCAAAATTATCTTCCCAAACTTTACGATGCTTCAATACCCATTTATTAGGATCTGCTATCTTTTCCTTTGGATATCCATCTGTTGTAAAATTGATAGTTCCAACTGGTAAGTAATTAGGAGGTTTGTTTCCTTTCTTGAACTGACCACTGTTTCTTGGCATATTAGGGTATTTCTTACCCTTATTATGAGGAGTTTGACCTTTTTCAAATCGACCTGTTAGACCACTTAGAAATTTATTATTCCCTCGATATGACTTTATTTGTTGGATTGTTAGTTTTAGGCCAAATTTACTATTCATTTCATCAGTAATCTCTTGCATAGTTTTACCGAATTGATGTTCTGAAAAATATTCATGTTGTTCTTTTGTCAGTAGTTTATTCTGAAAAATATTACCTACTGGTAATCCTAATCGTTTACGAACACCACCAATTTGAGTCTTAGTATAGTTCGTTCCGAATTTCTCATTTAGCAGCCTAGTTACTTCTGGAGTTAATCGACCAGGGCAAATTTCATGCATGTATTCGGTGTATTCATCCTTCCAGCAAAGCGATCGGGGCATTGACCTCACCTACCTTATCCTTGAACTTTTCAGCATCCAGGGCGAGCTGTCCTGCTTGTAAGATTTGTCCTGAAATAGCGACCATCTGTTTTGAACGCTGCAGCTCAATCTTAAGTTCATCTGCTGTAAGATCCCTATCATCCAATGTTTCTAGTTGAGCAAAGAGCGTATTTGTTAAATCTGTCAATTTATTTCGTACCATTTTACACTCCTTATTTTTGCTTCTTCGATAATCCGACAGGAGGCTGCACGTCATAAGTGAATTGCTTATCTGAATTTCTCAGATTCATACGAGCGACATTGCTCGCGATTAGCTGTTTGTTTTCTTTTTTTGTTTTTGCATGTTCATCTAGTGTATTCACTAATACCCAGAGGACAATAAGTCCAATTGTGACAAGATAAAGATATTCCATCATTTTTTGTTTTCCTTTTCTTTATAGATTGCTACGATTTTTTCAAGATCTGCGATACGTTGATTTGCTTCCTGGTATTTTATTTGTAGTTCAATCAATTTTTGATTGATTTCCAGAGCGACTTTCTTCCAATCAAGGTTTACTTCTTCAATAATCCCTGAAAAATATAATTTTATTTTGTTTAATAGACTCATTTTTTCCTCACTTCGTTAAGTTCATCCAGTTTGCGTTGTACCATTCACGGACGGCATCCCGTGGCCAACGTTTGTCATTGATGTTTGGAAATCCTTTCTGGTAGCGAAAACGGTCATCGAATGTATCTACCGAAACTCCAAGCATTTTAGCCACATCTTTTCGTTTTAGCTCCAGAGGAAAAGATTCCTCTATATTTGCAGATTGTAAGACAGTAAATTTAATCTGGCTCGCAATAGCTTGAATTAGGTCTTCCATTTCTGCCCCTTTCATGATATAATCTAAGTAGTTATTTTAGTAAGTGCCTGATTTCCGTCAGGCGCTTTTTTTATGCGCCATATGTATTTAATTCCATGATTTTCATCTTAGTATTAGTGCTTGGCTCCCATGTCATCCAGTAAGCAAGCGCTGCTTCTGCAAATTTCTTTGGTAGCAAGTCATAGCGACTGATATTGAAATGATCCTTGAAATCAATCTCAGCTTGTCTGAAGACCGATTGAGCGAATGTCTTATCTGCATAAGCTGGACTGTCGATACCACCAAGGCAAGCAACCACTCGAGCCTTACGCTTCTTCAATAGCGATTGAGCGTAGCTTGGATGGATTGGTTGTTCATTCTTGAGATAGTCGATATCTTCAATCATGCTAGCTTGTTGCTCACGCAATTTCTTCTGTCCAGCAAATAGAGCAATGAAGGCATCTTCGTCTAGGTCTTCACGAATGAAGCCACCTTGTCTGCGAATAGCTGGCAATACCTCTGATGTTACCCAGCGCTTGAATTCTTTTGCCTGTGGCAGTTTACTTGATAAGATTAGAGAATACAAACCTGACTCGTTGATGATGATAGTATTTTGTGTTCGACCTAGATTGTCGGTGAGTCCGTATTTCACGGAGTCATCTTCATCAACGTGTCGAGAAATTGCATCTAGTGGTTTAACATATCCTAAAATGTCAGCGACATCTTTTCCAACGAACCAAGGTTCATCATCAATTGTTAAAGTACGGACTTCCTGTCCGTGAAAATTAAAAATTTCGTTCATAGTGTTCCTTTCCATAAATTGTAGGGTTTGTAGATTACTCCTGTGCCTTCTTCAAAATCATTGAGTAAATACTACGCTGTTTTTCAAGAATATCTGGATTTTCATTTAAAAACCTAGCAATTCTCAAAACTCTGTTAAAGTTCAAAATGAATTTTATTTTTTGATCTTTGGTATACCCTTCCACTATCGGACCAAATGAATTGTCTATACTAGATAGTATTTCTTCATCCAAAACGACTTTTGCTGATAATAAATTAATGCTCATCTTCCTACTCCAACACTTTTCCACCAACAGATAAACGTTTAACTACAACGTCAACTTCTTTGAACTCGGCATTTTCTGCACAATATCGAACGCTTTCGCTGATAATGTGGCAAATAGATACACCGTATTCGTTGGCTAACTCAGTAGCGATATCCCATGCATCCTTATCAATTCTTGTTACTTTTTGAGCTGTATTATTCATTTCCTACTCTCCTAAATCAACCCAGCTTTCATCGATGCCTAGGACATCGCACACTCGATTTTTTAATCTGTCACTTCCTTTACCATATTTCAGCAATTCTGAAATGGTAGGCTTCTTGACTCCACAAGCACGAGCAAGATGTGTTTGTGTCATTCCTTCTGAATTCAATTTGTCTTTAACAATCTGAATCCACTTTTGATGTTGTTGACTCATATATTTTCCTTTCTAAATTTGGTATAATGAAATAAAAACGATTGGATTTTTTATTATGAAACTTAATGTCAGTATTAATTTTAGAGATATGCGGTCAACCGTTACAATTGATACTCCTTCGAAATGCCCTCACTGTGGTAGAACCATGTCTCCTCTTCACGTTGGACAAAGTACAAGCTCTGAAACAACAAGTGTTTCAGATAAAGGGAGATTTTCCGTTATTTTTCGATGTTCTTTTGAAGATTGTTTGAAATATTTTGTGATAGAATATATCAATGATGATTATAAAACTGCATCAATGGTAGATTATACCTACCGTCCTCCAATCAAAGTTAAACTCCCTGAAAACATAGAAAAAGTTTCTCCTATTTTTGTCGAAATCTATTCTCAAGCAACTGTTGCAGAAAGTGAGGCATTAGATCAAATAGCTGGCGTCGGTTATCGCAAAGCGGCAGAATTTCTCATAAAAGATTACGCAATATCTAAAAATAAAGACGACGAAGGAAAAATCAAATCAATTATGCTTGGTCAAGTAATCGCTGACTACTTAAATGATTTTCCCAAAATTCAAGCTTTAGCAAAATCTGTTGCTTGGATTGGCAATGATGAAACTCATTATGTCCGCAGACATGACGACAAAGATATCCAAGATTTAAAGAAATTCATTCTCTCAGCAGCTCAATTTATCGCAGCAGATTACGACGCTGATGAAGCATTGGCTTTCACTTCTTCTGATTGAGAAAACCTAGCATCTAACTCATCTAACTTCTCAGCAATATATGTCACGGTCCTCAATATCTCGTTGAGGGCTGTTCTTTCTAATTCGTTCATAATATTCCTTTCTAAGTAAAGACCTCTAAAAAATCATAAATTAAATTTATTTCTAATTCTTTTAAGCTCATCATCTTGGATTTTTTTATACTCGTTGATGCGCTTTTTTCTATCTCTTTTGCTGGCATAGTATGTAGCAAAACCTATGACTACGTTGATAATAATAGTGAAATAAAACCATACTAGCGTTTCCATCTCCAACCTCCTTTTTAAAATATTATCTAAAAAGTTAGCGAATTCCTTGACAAAATTTAAAGAGTTTTATAAAATAAAACCATAGCGAAAAGACCTACTAAAAAGTAAGGTTTACCTATTCAAAACGGACGGCAATCGGTTTTTTAGGGTTTTATTTTTTTTAGTTGTCTTTTTCGCTAACTCTTTAGCTTACAAAATATATTTTACAGAACTCTTTAAAAAATGTCAAGCATTTTTACATAGTTTTTTAAAATATTTTTTGTCACCTCTTAGAAAGGTTGATAAATCAATGTTTCCGACATTTGAACTTGTTAAAGAACTTTGTAAAAAACAAGGCATTTCTTTAAACACTTTAGAAGAGAAAATAGGATTTGCTAGAAATTCTTTATATTCATGGAAAAACAGTGAACCAAAACCAAAAAAATTAAAAGCTGTCGCTGACTACTTCAACGTGTCCACTGATTATCTTCTAGGACGTACTGACAATCCTGCTATTTCAAGCGACCTTGTCACTACTGCTGATGGCCGTACTGTTGACTTGTCTAATCTTCGTGAACGTGTGGTCTTATTTGATGGAAAACCATTATCAGATGAAGATGTAGACAAGATTGCGCAGATCATTAAACTCTCTTTGGGGGTATCCGATATTGAAAGTGAATGAGTTACTGGATGAATACCAGGTCACACTCTATCTCTTCCCTGAGACCATGTGGGAGCGTAGAGGCTTCTATTTCCCCGATGAGCGCATTATTTACGTTAATAAGGATTTATCCATAGAGGAGAGAGAAGAGGTCATCTTACACGAATTAGGGCATATAAACCATAACCCAGCTCATTACAAACGGCTGCTATATAAATATGAGAACGAAGCAGACCGCTTCATGATTCGACATCTCATCTCTGAAGAACTCGCACAGTATGAAGTATCCGACTTCAACTGGCTCCAATTCGCAGAAAGACATAAAATTTCAACAACCTGGGGTGAGGATATGATCCAGGAAGAGTTTTATAAATTAACTGGTAGTTAAATATTTTAAAAAAAGGAGTAAAATCTTATGGGATTTTTAAACAACGTTAAACAAGAATCGTCATTTTCTACAGCTTCAGGAACGAATGGATTGCACTACGTCGTCCTTCAAGTTACTTTGAAAGAAAAATTCTTTGGTACAGGATCAGGGAATTTGACAGAACTGGAAGATGTAATTAATAAACAAGCAGCTAAAGGATATAGACTACATACAATCAGCACTACTAATGGTGGAAGTAAAGGTCTTGGTGGTGGAGACCGTATCCAAGCCACTATGGTATTCGAAAGAATTATATAAAATTTTAACAACCTGGGGAGAAGATATGATCCAGGAAGAGTTTTATAAATTAACAAGTTCAAAAAGAGGAATAATAATGACAGATACAGACATTAAAGATAATGATACTGAACTTAATGAGAAATTGACAGATGAACAAGAAAAAATGTTTGATACCTTTTTAGAGATGCAAAATATAATAAAATCAAAACTTTCTAAGCCATCTGTTAGTTATTCAATTAAGAATATGGAAAAATATCTGAAAGATGACTCTAAAACTTTTAATAAAAAGCCTAGTCCTTTTAAAGAAAAAATGACATCAATTAAGATTGTACAACCTGACAGTGGACAACTTTTAGGAACAGTAACTAATTTTGATTTATTCCCTGGTTCAACTGGTTTAGTTGCATTCTTAGATTTCTTCAATCTAGTCCCTGATAAAACTTATGTTCTATCTGTTGATGCTTATTTCCAAAACGGGACTCATTACCCGGTCCATGCTACAAGAATTAATATACCTAAAAGTGAGTTCATAGATTTAAAAGATAATTACGGAAAAGCTACTGGTCATTTTGAATTCAATTTTACAATTCAATTACCGAGTGATTTTTACTTTTACTTCAAACTGTCTGATGAGGAAGGTAATCAGTTAGATGAAGCGTATAGTTACCATTCTTTCATAAAACAGGGGTAAGTTATGCCAGAATTACAAAATAATTTTAAGCCGACTGCATCTAATATTACACATATTTCTGCTTCAAGGCCTTCATTGAAAACTGTACCCATACAAAAAAATGATATAATAGAATCAGAGATAAAAATGGAGGCACAAAGAATGGCAAATGATACATATACCAAGACAGAAATTGATTTAAAGTTAGATAAAATAAACTCTGATGTCAAACACGGTTTTGAAAAAGTTGATTTAAAATCCGATCAACTCAGAACTGAAATGCGTGATGGTTTTGAAAATATGGGACTTCGAATGGAAAAAATGTTCTCTGATTTCAAACTAGAACAACAAAAAGAGAAAGAAGAAAATAAAAAATGGTTAATCGCATTAACCGTTGGTTCTCTTCTTTCAATTATTGGGATTGTGGTTTCAATTATCGCTATCCTAATTCAAAAATAAAAGAATTCCCCACGCTCTCCGACAGCCAAGTTTTTGAGTGTGAGGAACAACTAGTATATTAAAAGGCATTAAAAAGCCCTTTTTACTATACCCATTTTAACAAAATAAAGCGGGGAAATCAAATGGCATCATATAGAAAAAGAGAAAATGGGAAATGGGAATATCGCATTTCCTATAAAACTCATAATGGAAAATATAAAAAAGCTGAAAAAGGAGGCTTTCCAACAAAAAAGGCTGCACAAATTGCAGCTGCTGAACGAGAAAAAGAGCTACTTCTTCCTTCCTATGTTTCAGACGACATTACTATTTACGAATACTTTAAACAATGGGCGACCATTCATAAAAAGCCAAATATTGCTCCTACCACATGGCAAGTTTATCAAGCAACTAGTCGTAATATTGAGAAATTATTCCCAGGTGCTAAGCTAAAAAATATCACAAGTTCAATCTATCAGCAAGCTTTAAATACATTTGCTGAAACGCATTCTCAAGCAACAGTTGAAAAATTGAATATCCATATCAAACAATGTGTAGCAATGGCTGTCCACGAAGGGATCATTCAAAAGAATTTTACGACATTTGCAAAAGCAGTATCACAACACAAAGGGATAGAAAAAGAAACTAAATTCCTAGAAGTCGATGAGTACGAGAATGTGATAGCTGTTTCAAAAAACAAGATGGATGTGCAATCCTATGCAGTAGTATATCTTATCGCAGTATCTGGTATGCGTTTCGCTGAGTGTCTAGGGCTCACATGGGATAACGTGGATTACGATAACAAGGTTATCTCAGTAGATAAGACCTGGAATTATAAAACGAATCTTGATTTCAGCGCTACAAAAACAAAAAGCAGTATCAGAAAGATACCGCTTGACGATGAAACACTTAAATTACTACAAATCTACCATAAAGAACATTGGATTCACAACAAAGAAAATCGTATCTTCTCCAACATATCAAATAATGCAGTCAATAAGACATTGAGAAGAATTGTTGGTAGAAATGTCCATGCTCATTCACTTAGACATACTTACGCTTCTTTTTTGATTGCTAAACGTATTGAATTACTCTCTATTTCAAAAATCCTTGGTCATGAGAATATGAACGTTACCATCGAAGTCTATGCTCACCAATTGAAAGAATTGGAAGAGACAAGTAATTCAGAAGTAAGAGAGATATTCACAGAATTCGGGGCGAATTTGGGGCGAAATACCTCAAACCCCTAGTAAAATCAATAGATTATATGCCCCCTGCAGACATATTAGTATATATCATTCTTTCTTATTTGTTGTTATTTACGGCTTTTATAAAAAGAAAAACGATTAAAAAATATTAAAAAATATTTTTTTAGGGGCGAATTTGGGGCGATGATGTTTTCAGAGCAAACAAAAAAACCGCTAGCGAATGCCAGCGGTTTTAATGTAATTAATTTTTGAAAGTCTTTCTATTTTTATTTTTCTTCTTTTGGTTTATCGACGACGGTGATAAGCCCGTCTGGTTCTGTTTTGAATGCTGGATCTGTGTGTAATTCACCGTTCGCCTTCAAGTAATACCAGCCGTCACCTGATTTGACGAATTGTTTAGATAGCATATAACCATCTTTTTCTTCCATAAAATACCAGGTTTCACGGTATTTCACCCAACCAGTGGCCATACGACCGTCTGATTTGAAGAAATACCATCGATGGTTTAGGAACATCCATCCTGTGACCATTGCCCCACGTTTATCAAGGTAGAACCAATCTTTACCATCATTGAACCATCGATTGATTAGACAATATCCACGTTCATTGAAGTAGAACCACTCTCCCTTGATTTGCTTCCATGTTTTTGTAGGATAAGAGCCGTCTGACTCCTCCCACCACCAGCCAGAAGCATTTTGGCGCCATCCAGCTTCAGAAAGACCACCTTCAATGTCTTTCTTGAATTGCTCACGACTGATTCCCCATTTTGCCAGATAAGGATATGGATCCACATGGTCGCTCGCATTTCGTGGCTGATTGTATGTGCAATACTGATGTGTCTTGATTCCTGCTAGGCTGTCAGAGTCCAGCGTTTTCGGAATTCCTGCTTCATCAGCAAGGTTGCGCAAAAGCTCAACATAGAGCTTGTAATCGCGCATGAACTCTTCTTTTGTACTATGACTTTCAATAAGTTCAACTTGGCCGTATCCTTCAACGTTCCAGCCACCTCCTACGTCATATGCTCCCATGTCTGTGTACCAGGTTTGCATCACACGACCGTTACCAACGACGTGTGAAAAAAATCCTGAATCAACAGGACGGCGCATGTGGTAGTCTGCTTCATTTTGGGCAGTCGAGTTCGGATTCCCTGTTGAATGAGCGTGGATCTGACGATAGGGTTGCTCTCCAACTTGGGGTAGGTCAGTTCTTAATCTACTTGTATCAATATCCATTACTATTCCCCTTTCCACGCATCATTCATTTGTTTGACCGCTGACTCAACGAATGTATCAAGGTCACGATCAGTCATGCTGATATTGTACTTGTTGAGTTCTGAACGGATTTTAGTTCGTGCTTGTTCCAACTTTTCCTCGCCTTTAAAGCCAGTTTCGGATGCGACCTGCTCCACGGCATTGACCGCATTTTTGGCCAAGATTTCGATAATCTTGACCGTCTGTTCGCCACCTTTTTTGATAAGGTAATCTTTTACTGCTTTGATGATGCTGCCTGTCGCTACTGCTAAAAATCCTGTAACAAAAGCAATAATAATTTCGTTAATCTGTTGCATTTATATTTTCCTCCACAATTTCTAATGCTAGAAATTTTTCATACAATACCTTGATGGCTCCATTACCACCAAGTTCCACGTAACTTTCATAAAGACGAGACAATTCCTCAATCTCATGCTGATTGCTACTGCCTCGTCTAATGGCTTTTTTTAGGTTTTCTTGTAATCGAAAACGCTGTAATCTTTGAAGACCTTTTCCAATAACGTTCAAACCTTTGCTATTATCTTTGCCGATAGCCTCAACATTCGAGACTGTCTTTTCAATGGCGCTAATTTTGTCAGATAAGAGACTGATTTGCTTGTCAGTCTCTTTTGTGTTCTGCGTGCTTTTGAAGGAGAAATAGCTAGGAATAATCACGATTAGAATCGGACTCAATTTATCCAGAAATGCTAGTAATTCCAATCAGACCACTTCCAATCTATTGTGCAGGAACTCGAGTGGTATCAAGATCACTTCCATTCTTTTGGCCTTCCCATTTCCAGATTGCAAGATGACCATTTTGAGATGGTCCACCTTCAAGTTGTTTGAGAGATTCTCCTTTGTAGGTGAAAGTCTGATTTGTCTGAATCAAGACACGCTTGCCTTCGCCATTGATTTCAGCGTGTTCTGGATCTTCAACGACAAACATATCTCCTGGTTGATAGGCCTTACCTTCTTCAGCAAATGGGAAGAGTTCGACAAGTTCCTTGTAGGTTGTGCCGTAGGCGATTTTCTCGCCCATGATGGAATCTTGCGCCATAACACGTACTACTTTATCGATTTTATTTGCAAGCGCAGAAAGTCGATTCTGCTCGCTTTCATTATGCGCAATCTTCTGATTGGCCTGTTCAAGTTGCGCCTGTGTTTTGACGATGGCACTTCCTGGATCTAGCTCGGATTTTAGGATATCCAGCACATCTTGAATCAAGACATCTTCCGGTTCATTTGTCCGGTCTCCTGTTAGCTCACGCATGTTCGAACTGTACCGATTGCCTTCTGACAGACGGATTTCAACCACTGTCTTGATATTGTCGCCAAAACCTCGTGTATAAGGCTTGCTTGCTAGTTCGTAGTTATTAATTGCCATTTGTCATTTCTCCTCTCACTTCTTCAAGTTTTGCTTTAAGTTCTTCATTCGAATCAATGATGTTTAAAATTTCATTGAGTTGTTTTTGAGTGATTTCATACAGCGCCTTGTAAGTTGCTGCATCGCTTGCTTTTAGTCCGATATCATCACTTAAATTTTGGATGATTAATTGATTAATTTCTTCCTTCATTTACTTTCTCCAATTTCTGATTGAGTTCTTGAATAGCCTTAATTAAATAAGGTACGAGTACGAAAACGTTATATGAATAAGCGCCATCTGGATTTTCCAAAAATGCTTCAGGAGCGTATCTTTGTACATCTTGAGCCATGATACCACATGAAATATCCTCGATTTTTCCGTCGTATTCCTTACGATAAGAGTAAGTTTTCAGACGGTTGATAACTTCCAGAGCAGACACCTTACTATCTTCAATGTTATGTTTATATCGCCTGTCAGAGATTTCTTTATTAACGGGTATCCATGAATACGAATTGTCAAAACGGTACAGGTAGATATATCCTGAGCTTTCTTGAATGCGTTTAAATGATGGCGAGTGAATCCAATAGCCACCTTCTTTCGTGTTATCGTCCGTTATATAATAAATATTTCCGCTGACTTTCAAGTTCCCGTGAATAATAGGTGTATTCCAAAAATGAGCTTGATTGTAGCAATACATCTCTCCGTTGTTTTTTACAAACCACGCTGTATCACCGGGTTTTCCCCAATCATTTCCCCAGTTAACCCAAAGAGCTGTTTGACCCCATCGTCCATTACCACTTCCCATACCAACCTTAAATTGATTTTGACCAGTCAACCAATAAGAATTAGGGTCTTTATCGTGAGTACCGATTTGGAAGCCACCAATCCGACCTTTGTAACCTTCAAGCAGCGTAGCAGATACTACTACTGATCTCAACTTGTTGATAAAGGCTGTTTTAGCAGCTAAAGTGTCAGTAAACACATCGCTGGATACAAGCTTCTTCGCTAGTGCTGTATCAAATATCAGCTTTTCTGCTGAGATTGAATTTGAGCGAATGATGTCAGCATTCAGCGTGCCTACTTTGGCATCGCCTACAAATAAACGCTTGAAATAACCGTCTATGGCTGTGATTTCATCTAGAAGCGTTCTACCTTTTAGACGGATTTTAGCAGCTTCAATCAGAATGTTATTGCTATTCAGATTGATTTGAGAAGAAACCGCACCAGGTCCAGTAAGGGTTTGGATAGCGTAGGAATTATTCAGCTGTGAGACTTGAGTTTGAGTGACAACATCTTGTGTAGATGTGTTATCGCTAAATTTTTTAGGCGGTTTGTCGCCACGGATAAGTGATACCTTACCGATTGCGACTTGACCGTTCTTCATCAACCAAATTTCAAGAGGAAATTCTCTTGTTTTCGTTACCGTTTTATTGACCGTCATCGTACCTGTAATGATTTGTATGCCGGTTTTGTTGAAAGTCACTCGGTCAGACGCAATAACACTGTTATCGTTCCACAATTCAATTCCAAGCGGTGCATCTGGCAGTACATCTACCCATGCTTCAATGCGATAACTTAACTTCTCGCTATTCGTAAATGTCGAGGTGTTGAGTGGCAATGCGAATCCGTGATAGGCTACTTGAGATTTGCCAGTGGTTGTAATTCGTAGCAATCTAGTATCAGCTTGAACCTCGATCACATTCGCTTCAGGTTGCTTCTTTGTCCACTTGCTGAAGTTCGTTGGATCATATACCAGGTTAAAGTCATCCAAGAAATTAGATACACGACTAACTAGACCGTCAGCGGTCTGAATAACTTGTGAAATCGCTTGGTCTTGTCGTTGCAAGGTTTGAGTGTGTGATGATACGGTATCTCGTACATCGTTAAACTCTACAACACTCACAATTTCAGAAGAGTTAACATCGTAGTCTGTCATGCGGTCAGAATGCTCAAGTTTCATACCGCAGATTTCAATGCTACCACTTCCGCTCTGACCGAATTGTATTGAGTTAGATACTGTATCTGCTGTGAATGTGAATTGATATCGAACCCAATCTTTGTTAGAGATAGTTTTGAATAATTTACGATTATTATCATTGGTGGTCCAAGCACGCATCAGTAAATTGACATTCTGACTTGTGCTGGTCGCTGATACTCTCGCCCAGCAAGACATGGTATATTTCTCGCCAACAACCAAATTTATTTTTTGACCGATGTCTTTATTTCCACCATTCGTATTATTAACGACGCGCATACCTTTCTTGATAGCGGTATGCGGAGCATCTCTTAATTCAATAACGTCTGTCCGACCGTTACCACCTGACAGATACAGTCCCCAAGATCCGTTCAAGGAGTCCCCCACTGGAATGATGGACGAATTCTGCAATAGATTATCATTTCTAATAATATCTCTCAGTTTGGTTTCAATACGTGAGATGTTCCTTTGGAATCCGTCGACCGAATGTTTGACTGTGTTCTGGACTTGGGTTGCAGTTTGAAAACCTCTATCATTGGCCAATCTATCAAAATCAGTACGAGACAATTTCTCGATAATCTGGCCAGCTTGAACTTCGATTCTGCTTTCAGCAATTCTCAACCTATCTGTCAGAGGGTCAACCTCTTGTTTAGTCACAAGTGTTTTGATTCTGTCAGTAATCTGAACAATTTTGGCAAAGTTTGAGTCAGACAAACCTTTTGATGTTTTAGCAGATTCAAGAGCACTTCTGGCTTCTTCTAAAGCTTCTTCTGCCGTCTGACTAACTGTTGAACCGATAGCACGAATCTCTTCGATTTTAGACCGTTGGTCTTCGAGCTTCTCGTTCATGCTGCTATCGAAACCTGAAAAACGATTGTCGATTTCTTCGGACAAGGCACGCTTGTGTTCTTCTGCTTTGGCTTTAGCTTGTTCGATACCGTCGGTCAATTCATCTTTGATATCCTTGACTTTTCTGTCGAATGCTAAATCAGCATTCTCAATTTCTTTGTTTAATCGAGTTTCAAAAACGTGTGTTTCTTCCTTGACTGCATCGCTTACTACATTACCGATTGCACTTGCTAGACCTGACTTGAACTCTCCAAAACCAATACGCTTCAATTTTTTTGCCATTGGAGAATAGTTGTATTTTGTGATTTTCTTTCTCACGTCTAAATCGTAGTATTCATGGAAAACTCCCACCACATCAAACATCTGAACAGGCACATCACTCTGACCAATAACATCAATCTCGATACTATCTTCGAGCATATCGCACAAAGTTATTCTGAAATACTGCTTGCCATATTCTCTAAGGCTTGATTCATCCTTGACATCTTGGTCGTTGACTTCTACGACATCCTCATAAATCTGACTGTATTTGTTAATCAGTGGACTATCAACCACGACTGTGAGGGTGCGATCAGGCGCTTTTTCTCCCTCGCCTTTGACAGTCGTTTTAAAAGTTATACGAGTCTTCAAAGACTTGGTAG